CGCTGTGCTGAGGTGGTCCCGGATTCCTTTATTATGAAATCTTTAGTTAAACATAGAAATACTATGCTAAAGGTCGGGGATCCTTGTAAACAATCATTCTTAGAGTCTGTTAAGTCTAAGTTTAAATCGATAATTTCGAAAATGAAGTTTACAAACGTAAGTACTGTGAATGAGTACTCTACGTCAGCTTGTTGGGAAGCCTCCACAAAGAATGGTGGAGCTAAAGCTGAGTTACTATACGAACACGTATGTAACGGTCACACTAGTAACAATGAGTTACTGAAAATGGATTATCATCCACGCACAGGGGTGTCTGAGCGCCGAGGTTTTATTACTATGAGTTTACAAACTCTCCTCGATGATAGTCCAAGTGCCGAACGTTGTTCAGCAGCGGTGTATCCAGTATGTGAACCATTAAAGATTCGAAACATTACTAAATCGAATGCATACTTTTACGCAATTGCAAAAGGATTACAATTGGATATTCATACTTATATGAAGCAACTACCTCAATTTAAATTAATTGGAGAGCCCATCTCGGTCTCTCATATTGAAGGTTTAGTTGCTCGCAGTCCGAAAGGACTCTTTGCTTCGGGTGATTTTTCCGCCGCAACTGATAACGTCAAGATTGAGCTTACAAAAGCCTTTTTTGAATGTATTTTATTAGAGTTATCAGCTAAGACAAATATAAGTATGGACCATATCCAGGTCCTACGCAAGGTGCTCTATGAGCACATGATACACTATCCCACAGGTTACGGTGAAGATCTAGAACCAGTCCTACAACAGAATGGACAGTTAATGGGTTCGGTCTTAAGTTTTCCAATACTTTGTGCAATTAATTTATGCACTTATTGGCATTCCGTGGAGCCAGAGGTTCAGAATTTTCGTGACCTCGCCGTTCTCGTCAATGGTGACGATATTTTATTTAGAACGACACCAGAGAAGTATGATACATGGTTATCAACACTTCCAGAATCTGGTTTATTTCCTTCTCCCGGGAAAAACTTCTTCCATGGTACTTATTGTACCGTAAATTCTGAACTATATTCAGTACGTGGAAGCATCGTCAAGCAAATACCTTTCTATAATGTTGGTATGTTGCTTGGGCAGAGTAAAGTCTGCCGTACAGAAGTTAAGCAGAAACCTGTACATTGCCTACATGAGGATGTCATGAAAGGCGCATTTGATCCAATCAATGCTAATCAGAGATTTATATATTATAATCATGATCGACTTTCCAAGTCATCAAAATCAGCTGATGGATTTCAAATGAATTACTATTTACCTCGTGAGTTAGGAGGTTTGGGGATGAAGGTCCCTGGGTTAAAATATATTAGAGCAGAAAAATTTAAAACTGCCGACCCAAGTGTAATCCAAGATGGAAATTACACAATAGTAAATAATGTACAAAGTCGTATTGCGAACTATCTGTACGAGAAGTGGACATCACCTTATGTGAAACCACCTATGAAACCGATTGGTCAGGAAATTGATCTTGACAGGGAGGATAATAACTTCCCTGATATTAAAAATCAAGATTATAAGATTTGTATTCCTGATATTTATCAACCAATGCCTCAGTATTGTAGAGAGCTGGTTTCATTATATCATCCACCAAATTGGTGTGCACAAAGGATGGAT